AGGGACCTTATCAGATCCAATACAACCTTGGCAAAAGGTATTAACAACGCTATCAAAAGGACCAAACGGTCCTGCTGTAGCATGTTCACACCTTGATGCCAAAGCCGTAGTGCAAGATGAGGTCTTAGCAACATCCATTGAGCAATTAAATCGAGCCCTAGGGCAAGATTGGATTACTTCATGGATGAAGCAACAGGCCTTATCGAGTACCAGCAACGATCCTGTTCATACTGGAAGGTTAGGCTTTTCGGCCGAACCTGCTGGTAAGACTAGAATATTTGCTATTGGAGACTACTGGAGCCAATTATCATTGAAGCCTATACAAATTTCTTTGTATAAGACACTACAATCAATTAGTACAGATGCCACATCAGACCAAGATAAGGGATTCACATCTCTCATGAAGGAAAGCATTGGGCACCCAACTTATTGTTTTGATTTATCATCAGCTTCAGACAGGATTCCTGCAGTAATGCAGAAATACCGTTTAGAGTTAATGTCAAATCTACATGTAGCCGATAGTTGGTACTCAGTAATGACGAAACGGGACTTCTATGTTAAATCCACAGGACAAAATGTGAGATGGGCGGTAGGTCAGCCTTTAGGCTTACTATCATCCTTCCCAAGTTTTGCTCTGTGGCACCATGATATCGTCCAATTTGCGGCAAACTGGGAGAATTTCCATAAGGGTAAACCCTTAAGGTTCTTCAAACAGTACCGTATATTGGGAGATGACATTGTGATTTATAACACAGAAGTGGCACGGCGCTACCAATGGTTACTTAAGAAGATTGGTCTTGAGATCAATCTTTCTAAGTCGGTCATTGGTGATGCAAGGAAATCCCAAATAGAATTTGCCAAAAGGCTTAGTCTAGAAGGGAAAGAGATGAGTTCAATCAAATACAATATCTTATCTAAGAATGATATACATAGTATATTAGACTTGGTTAAGTTATTACATATGAGAGGATTCACCTTTCCAGATACAGGTCATCACGGTCTGTGTCGGATCCTTAAATCAGAGGATCTTCAACGCCTTCAATATATGTTGTGGCTAGGATTGTCTTCAGAGCCCACGCTTAAGATTAAGCGCGGTAACTCTGACCTGACTATCAACCGTGAAGATATAATCCAAAAGATTATATCCAAACGGGCCGCAAACATAATAAAGAAAGCAATGGAGATTAAAACCCTAGATATGGAAACAGAGTTTCCAAATCTTGTTCAAGGTTTTAACTCGATTTGCGTGTCTTGTGATGAGAAGACCTTGGCAGATAGGAGTAT